CTACAGCTGCCCTAGTGGCTAGCCTGAGCCGATCCTGAGTATCGATATTATCTTGAAAAGCTGAAATAGTCTGATAAAGACCACTTGCAATTTCCTCTGTAGATTTCCCGGTTTCTTTGGATAATTCTTGAACACCTTTTTTGAGCTCACGTACTCGTTTTAAATTGCCTGGAATCAAGGTGGCAACATCCGCCATAGATTTATTAAGATCTAAACCGAATTTTGCCGAAGCTGCACCTGCTGCCAATAATGGTATGGTGACATAACGCGTGATGCCTTGCCCCACGCGTTGTATTTTTGCGCCGACTTTTTCAACCGTCTTTCCGATACGTTTCCACTTTTTGGTAAACTTATCCTCCCCAATAATAGGGATCTTGATTGGTGCAGTTGTCGCCATCTAATAAGATCCTTTCAATACGCGCCTTGCAGCCAGAGCCCAAAACTTCAAATCATCCAGCGTGAATTTGTACATCTCGGACGGCGTCCACTTATATGCCCGAGCTATCAGTCTTAGGTCGTGCCTCCAGTCTCGGCCGCTTTGATTCCACATGTCAAAAAATAGTTCACCACACTAAAACATTCCATCGCATCGGCAACATCAAGTCTTTTGACTACCAATTCAGTCTGACCCGTCATGCCTATGATCAATGGCATCATATGCCCCATCTTCTGTACGTCGTTTTCACCAGTGGGAAAATGGGCAAGCATACCCAGGTTGAGTTTATTTTTAAATACCAACTCAGTTACAGTGTTTTTTTCTGTTAAAGATATTGGCTCCCTCAGTGTTAGCGTGTGAGGCAAAGAATACTCTTTTTCCTCCGAGTCCTCGGGGGCTTTATTCTCGTCGCTCAAAAAAGTATTCTCTTTTTTTCCATCAAAAATTTCAAACTCTTTCGTGTCCATTTTATACTCCTAAATTGGCTTTACGCCAGAATTTCTGAAGCAGACTTGCCGCAGAATTTAATCGCTATTGTACCTTCCTCGGTGTCAACATCGCCCTCTAGTGCGTACCACGCCTGTTCTAGCATCCCCGCTTTACCGTTTGCCAACGACAAGGTAAGCGTTGCGTTTGTCGCGTTTAAAATATCGTTTACAATATCCAGCGCCGATCCATCGCGAATCATGCCGGAAATAAACGGAACTTGCGGCACCTCTTTGTAACCATGAACGCGATCAGGTCCTACGAGCTCGTCTCGTTTCGGGGCGCCGTAATTTATGGTGAAACTACCAACCGCATCATACGAGTTACCGTTGAGCTGAATGGTCATGAATCCACCTCTTCTGTTTTTATCACTCATTTTTAGCCCTCCGTAGCTTGTAATTGGAACTGCATATCGCCAGATCCTACAATGAACTGATTCATCAGATCCGGAGGTAGCAACCATTCAAGCCTGTTAACATCGCGCCTAACCACCAATTGCTTAATGAATAATGGCAAGTTTTCAACTTTACCTTCGCGCTCTTTAACCTTGAACCACGCTATCGCCTCGGATTTACCAACTGTGGGAGTCATCACCTGTTGACCCTCCTCTATCACGTCTGCGTTGTTTGCGAGTTTAGCTCGTGGATATTTACTAAGAATCCACTGATTGAACGTGTAGCGCAATTCCATCAAGATGAAGACTGTGTTCTGGAATTGGTACGCAGGATCGGCCGCGCCTGCGCTGTTCTTCAGGTACATGGTGACTGTCGCCTCTGATTGAACTCCGTTGGCATCCGTCAGCGTTTCGATCGCGTTTATAGCGAGTTGATTTCGTTCAACCGGTGTCCATCGATCGTTCTCGTTTTGAGTTCTGAATCCTATCAATGACATTCTATGCAAGGGCACCGCAACATCATCCATGATGGATTTTGCAACTTGTCCCGCACGGCCCGCGGCAAGTTCATACGTTGACTCCAAGCGTTTATAAGCGGGGCCAACGACAACAAACTGACTATTTCGTTTTGCTGTATCCGCTCCGAACGTGATCATGTTTGCTCGTGTATCGCGTTTGTACGAATACCAAACACCATCTTTTTGCACCATCGAATCATTCTGAGCAATTGCAAAATCTTCGATTAATCCGAGATTTGTATCATCGGTATATTGATGCGCAAAAACGTTGAACCAAGTATCACCAATTACATCGAGTACATCTTGGACATCAGGGTCGCCCGTACCAGGAGTTGGCGCAGCTACCGAGGCAGTTATACCAGCCGGAACAGCTTCGCCCGCAGAATGATTAAACACAACATGGATATCGCCGGCGGCCACGCCTTTGTTTTTAGCCGTCAGTGTAAGATCCGTTGTTAAAAACTCAGCCGTGACCGGCAAGTTTGTGTCTGCATTGATATCAATTACCATTTGGTCGCCAATGTCACCAAACACATCTCCCACTGCAACCGATGTCGATATCCTAACGCCGGCAATATAAATGGCCATCTCGCCAACTTTGGTTGCCGTTCCTGCCAGGGTAATCACTGTTGTTGCTGCGGCTGCTGCGGCTGCGTCGTCTTGCATGATGATATATGTAGTTGATATGTTGTTGTTTGCAAAATACCTAATTGCCATCCTGTGGATTTGAGATCCAAATCCTCCAAGGTCGGCCACCTCGGCAGCGCTAGATACTAAGTATTTAGTATCCACGTCCCCGCTGCCGGCTACCAACATCTGACCAGTGAGCAACACAACAACAGGCATCAACGCAGATCCTGCAAACGCCCTGGAGGCGTCGAACGTGATACCCATCCAAGGTATGATTATGTTTTTAGGTACACCCATTTTCTACGCCTCCTTGCTTTTTGATTTCTTCGCGGGCGGCGCCGTGGGCGTCGCACCCTTCTTTTTTGGTTTGTCAACCCAAATTAGATCACCCTCCTTTATAGAGCGACTAATCAAGGTTGTCCTTTTGATCTTGTGACCATCTTCTTTGTACGGTATTCGACGATTGAGATCATCAAGTACAATGAGACCGGGTCTTGACGGCTTAACCATGATAAATTGAGCCATTTTAAAATTCTCCTTCTGCCGAGATCAGAACCCGATCAACGGTATCTTCGTCCGAATCTATCCTGATAATGTCGGCCTTGTATGACAGAAAGTTTCTGTATTTTTTGTCTTCTTGTTTTCCTGTATCGTAAGGGAGCTCCCATTGTAACCGCTGTGCGATTATGCGGATATCTCCTTCGCTGTCTATGTTGTACGGTGTCGTTGCCACAAGTCGAGACCCGAGCAACAAGCCGTTGGTCCAGTTTGTATTTGCGTCATAGCCTGGCAACAACTGCGCAAATATCCAATCATCGCCAAAAGCGCGCTCGCACTGATCGGCGAGCTCATCCACCAAATCCTCAGCCACTTGATTCTGTTGAGGATCTATGTCTGGCCTTAGCTGCTCTTCAACTAGTAAATCAACATTCAATCTCAGATTTCTTTGGTATACTCTTGGTCTATAGGTATCGCCACCTATGACATCGTTTTGCTCGTCTGAAAAATAAACCAACGCCGCGGGTAGTTCGTGTAAAAATATAGGACTCGGGCGATTTGCAAAAACACGATTTCCCACGTCAACATTGGCCTTGACTAAGTCGACTGCATATAGTCTTATTGCTGTTCTTGGATGTTTCATCATTTTTGCTTATGCATATAAATTGTAGTTATCCCAACACCGTCAGAGATAAAATCATCGATTGAATACCTGACGCCTCTCATTATTACTTTGTCTGATTTTTGGATCGGGTGAATCAATTTACTTTCTTGCATTTGCGCCTGTGGTCGAAGTGTGTTAAACTCAGCGTCCGCACCGGATTGCATTGAAACATGAGGATCATCAAAAAGGGTTTTGTACGTCTCCCACTTACTTAGAGTAGTGTGATAATAACTCAGCGTCTCACCAAACTCTGCTTGGTCGAAGAACACATCATCAATATCTGTTTCGAGTTGCTCAAAGAAATCAGTACGCCCAATCAATAAAGCAGAGGGCGTACCAAGTCCCCGTGTTCTTACATATCCCGGCGCTGTAATTGTATGTGCCATTACTGTTTGAATATCCCGTTTACACCGTCGCTCCATTCGATCGTAATGTTCGTTCCGTCTGGAGTGATCGGAAATTCAACCGCGTCGTCGATATAATGAATCAACAAACTCGTACCTGTGTTGTCCGTATCTAACATCAAAACAATCGCATCCACCTTGGCACCAGTTACAGAGGTAAATACTGAATCATCCGCTCTATACGTAGTGCCATCCAACGTCTTACCCGTGAGAGCTACCTGTGCTATTTGGGCGGCCTCCGGGATGTCCGCCTGGCTCAGGTCATTGTCCAAGTCCGGAGTATAATAAGACAGGTCAATGAGGAGGGCCGCGATTTGGTCGTTAATCAAATCGATATTAGCCCCCATAATCGCAGCTACTCCTTTTTCAAACATCCCGGTGGCCACAATTTACCTCACTTTTTTCGAACCTTCTTTTTAGCCCTCGTCTTCGCCCTTCTCTTTCTGGGCACTGCGATAGGCTGTTTCTCAGGCTCCTGTTTTGCCTCTGGTACAGGCTCCGGGTCTGGTATTGTTTCGGCAGACTCCGGAACCTTTTCCGCAACTGGTTTCGGTGCTAGCGCCGTCGGTATTGCTATCGGTTTTTCAGGCACCACACTTTCAGCCAGCCCAGCTTCGACGAGATCCTTTTCAGTTACCTCGTCGACTAAAAACGGAGACGAATCTTTTAAATAGTTTCGCCCGTTGTACCGGACGCAATGATCACAGATTATTCTGATACGTCCCATTTAGGTCACTACTCGCACGCTGACGAATGCGTCAGTTTGATGGAAGCCCACCAATGGAGAGCTTTCAAGCGTGATGTGTCCCTTCTTACCGTTCGGATCGATCCACTCCAGCGGGAACCAACGCCCCTCGAAGTCACCCTCGAGCAGGTTTTCGATTTTCGCGTAATGAAAACGAACGTCCGCTTGTGTTGAGCCTAGAAGCACTCGGTTATCTGGTACATATCGTTGATTTGCGCCTGCGCTGTCGACGTACAACCCCTGATAGGAATAACAGTCGATGTTCATACCAACGCCTGTGATCGTTCCGATGAACGAAGCGCGCTGCCCAGTTATCTGTTTGATGTTGATCTCGTTGCCCATAATCCTGCGATTGTCTAACATGCTCAGAATACCCGTATCTTTTTTGAACAACTTCGCAGCGGTTCCACCCATTACGAGGGTATCGGCGGGCGGCGCTCCTTTATCGACAATTAACGCGCACCATGTTTCCAGCAGAGCTGTCTTATCATCAGATGATGAATCCCATTTATCGTTACCTGAGAGTGTGATGATATGATTTTCATTCATACCAAAATCAACTTCATAGTCGACATCCACGCCAGACACAGCGACCTTTCCAGTCCTTAGCGCCTCAGCTACCTGTTGCTCTTCGCGTCTAGTAACGCGTCCTTGAAGTTGTTGCAACCATTTCGTATGTCGTTTCGCGATCGCTTGTTCTGCATTAGATTCGTATCGGTTGAGTCCGGCAAGCTTAACGTTTACATCTTTCGACGTAAAGGTGATTTCCTCATTGATATAGGGCGCAAAGTGGAGTTTTGAATTGTAACCATCTTTTCCGATCTTGGTCGAATCTCCGTCTCTTGACACGTATGTCGCGATTGTTTGACCATCGAAAATTTGATCAATCTCAATCCATTCTTTGTCAGTGAAATTTCTTTCTTTGACAAATAGATCCTGTAAAAATGTGGTATCTACAGGTATTTGCCGCATAGCTCTTACGAGTTCAACGGGTGTATATTGTACTATTGGATCAGGCATCTTTATTCTCCCACTACGTTATCAGAAACGGATTTCTGAAAACAGCTAAGGGCGCGCATTGCTGCGGTGACGTCGCCAAATACTGTTGACCCGCCAAACGAAAGTTCATCTTCGTTGAACTCACCAGTTTTTGCCACCGGGGCAACTTGCGTCGCGCCCGAGGTCGTCACGTCTTCCAATAGCACCGAGTGAAAGGTTTCACTGCCATCTTGCGCCGTGTCATCAAGCAAAAATGCTTCGCCGCCGCTGGTTATGATCCCGAGCACGGCACCGCGGGTCAATACTTGATTATCCGCAATTGTTACCCAGCCTCTTACTATCGGAAATTCGCCCGCGAATAAATTATCGTGGGCTGCTGTTCCTGTTACTGTATCAGGCATTTGCCGCCTCCTTCATTTCTTTCGCCGCATCCATTAGCGCGTCAGCTCTGCGTTTCTTGGTTGCTTCCTCCTCTGTCGCGTCTGCCTCGTCTGGATTTCCGCTTGGAAACCTCTCAGCGATATTCGAAGCGTCTCGTCCACCTTTCGCTTGTTCGATTACGAATTCGGCTTGCGCGGTCGAAGTCACGCTAAGTAATTCGAGCGACATTTTCGCTTCTGTGCAATCTTCGGCAAATTTCTTGGCATCGATTGCTGCACGGGCTTTAGCTCTTACCTTCTCCGGTAGAGCTGCGAGGGAATCCATTAATTTTTCAATCGATTGTATTCTCTCGCGCTCGGCCGTACGCGCTTGTTTTTCAATTTCTTTAACCGCGTCGGGTGAACTGGCGCGCAGCTCTTGTGCGGTCAACGGTTTTGTATCTGCCATATTGGCTTCCTCCTCTTGGTTTGTTTCTAGCGATGCGGCCATTTCATTAATACCCGTCGCCTCGTTTATTGTCCTATTTACATTTATGATTCCATCAATCATTTTGTTTTTAATAGCGTCTGGTTTAGCGCGATCAGGATCTTGCGCAACTAATACGCCGCCTTTTCCAAAATCTTTGATCACCGTATCAATGCTAACATTACGCCCCGTAGCCACACGTTGAACAAAAATTCTTTCGAGCGCGTCCGCCTCATCTTGCAATATTTGCTGTCCGTCTGGGCTCTCAATATCGAGCCGTTTATTCGGTGCGTTGCGAGATACGATACGCGCTTTTTTCAGGCCTGGGGTTTTCTCGTCAAAATCAATTTCGATCGCCGTTATCACAATTCCGATCGCGCCGGTGATATTGCTAGGCGACGTAGATAATATCTGATTAGCTTGCGACGCTATCCAGTAAGCCGCGCTAGCAACCATACCCTCGTTTACTGCACGTACTTTTTTTATTTTGGACAAATCAGCAACAGCCATTGCCGCTTCGTCGCCGCCGAATACTTCGCCCCCTGGCGAGTTGATATTTATCTGTACCGTTTTAATCTCGTCGTCTGCTGCAACAGCTTCAACCGCTTCGATGATCTGCTGATATGTGGTAATTTCTATTCCAAAAAGCACGTCAAAAAATGTAGGTGGAGAATTTGACAGCAACCCATTTATATTTATAAAAGCAGTACTTCCAATTTTGGTTAAAATAGGTTCATCAGTTTTAACAACGGGATTTGTAAAAGCATCGATTTTTATGTCCGCTTGATTTGTGTTTAGAATTGTATCCAAATAATTTATTAAATACGTTTTCTCACATGCCCAAATGTTATTCGTCAGTCTCATTAATTTGTCCGTCCGCACCCACTAATTCAGGGCTATTTTGGTTATCTACTATTCCCAAATCATCGAGCTTTTTGTTTTCTCGTGCATATCTGTCCATCGCAGAATCCCAGCGCCCGCCGCGATCCGCCATGTATTCCTCTTCTCTCGTCGATAGTTTATTGTTTACCTTGATCACTGCGGCCTGTGCCTCGTCCTTTGGATTCAGCTGCCCTTGTCCAGTGCCTACCCAAGTGGACCGGCCCCACGCACGAGCAGTGGCCATGTCGTCAAAATTTCCGGGTGCGTCTATGCGTCCCTTTAACGCACCTTCTCTCAATACCTCGTTCGAACAAATAGAACAAAAACGTCTATCAATTTTCCAACGATCAACAAAGTGCGCCTTGCATGCCTGGTTACTAGCTGCCTTCGCCGCCGTGTAACTAGTTTGAAATTTCAGCAACGCTTCTTCGGCGGGCTCGTTTGCAGCTGCACAAACCTGCATAGCCAACACGTCAAAGAATTTTTCAAATTGTCCGTCAACCTTTCGTGGGTCAGCAAGCGTTATATCCTTTTTATCGTCCACATAAACGACATTTCCCGAACCCATCTCCACATCGAACTCGTCGCCCTCGCTCTTGGCTACCTGCGGTTGGTTCGGACCATCCCCGCCACCGCCAGTGGTCGTCTCAGAGGGTACAAAACCCTCTTGCATGAGCGCACCGAGGCCGGACATGTCTTTGACGAAAACCGTAAAATACGAAGCCACGAGCGCGTTCATGAGCTCGGCGTCCGCCAACCGTGTCATTTGTTTCAGAGCGTCGATGACCGGCGCAAATACCGGCATCCCCCGACGTTGCCCGACGCGCTCGCCGTTCATGATATGAAATATTTGTCGATTTCCTTGCTCGTCGAAGACCGGGATGCGTTTTATGTCGTACGTCCTTCCTTCCACGTTGATACTCGGAGAACCTCCCATGGTATTAACAAAATCAAATACAGTTGACTTCTGAATGCTACCTGTATGCGTCTTTTCATATTCATTTTCATAAAAATTTGCTACATGATATGCGACCACTTGACCCGCGGCGTTTTTTTCTACGCCTCCTTGAATATCCCTATTGCCTTTATTGTAAGGATCTCGCACGAGATCAGAATCAATTAGCTTTACGCTCACCTCATATGGCGATTCCGGAGAATCCCTCCACGGCAACATAAAAAATATATCGCCGTTCAACAACACGTTCAAATAAATCAGCGATTGCATCTCGCCAAACATGTTGATGCCATCGAAATCACAGGCGAGAGACTCTCCCCACATATCAAACTCTCGTTCAAAACTCGTTTCAAATTTATCGGCCTGCTCGTCGGACAACCCCAGAAACTCTCTATCAACTCGGCTTTGCATCATGAGCCCGGGGCCTATCACATTTATTACTTTTCGTCTTAGCGTGGCCACGGCAACCGGCGAATTCATAAAAAGATCACGGCTTAACGCGCGAGACCCTTTTAATTTTGGAATAGTATCTTTATCCGGCGACCCGCCACGAGCGACAACGCCTTTCATGGATTTTCTTCTGCTGCCAGGGATTATATATCCTGATTCGGTCCCGGAAAGTAGGCTCGCTTTGTATTTGTGCGCGAGTCTGCCCATGCCCCATTTCGGACTCACACTTAAAGCAAGTTTATCCAACCAGGATTTTTCCATCATTAATCCCTCGGAACTACACGTTGAACACGTAGTTTATTGCCGCGCTCAAGTTGGAGTTTGTCGCTATATAAATTTGTGATTGCTTTTCTTATCTCGACTAAATCAGCTCTGGTCATCGTGCGATTGCCGACGGAATACGATTGCCCTTTAAGCACCGCGGCCTCAGCCGCGATATACGCAGTTAAACGCGTGGAAATCTGGGTCTCGATATCATCGATAGTCGCCATTGCATAATAATTCTATATGTATTTTTATGCAATGTAAAGAATATTTATACAATCGGGTTGGGATATTTCGGTGTCGGGGACGCCCGGCTTTTATTTCTCCGACTCTATATCCATATTTTTCAGGATGGAAATCGCCACTGCGGCGGCTCGATGAAACGCCGTTCCTCGGCATTCATAAACCACCGGATTCAATCCATCTTTCCACACCTGCGCGCAATCTTTTCGAGGATTCCAGTTTCGCCCATCGCATAGTTCAACAGCACTGCCCGCGCATCGATACACACCCGCTTCGTTACACACCGGATACGGCGATTTACAGCCCGCTGCATAAATACACATCGCCATGAGAAACGCTCCTACGAGTGCAAAAGCCAAATACATCAACATGTCTTCGTCATTAAAATTCATTTAATGCCTCCTATCATTTTCACTTCGTTCTTTCGGATACAGCCCGCCACACCAAGGGCAATATTTAAACGGTGGGTTTCTATATAAATTCTGTCCAGCTCTCACCGATATTGCGAGAATAAAACCATTTAAATGATCCATCTTCTTTTCCAAATCCTTGCATGTGCAGTCGGGTGGATTCATTTTTTTTGCTCGCTTAAAAATTGTGCCGTTCTTTTATTAGCTCTGACCTGCTCCTCTTCTGTCAATTTCCACCAGAGATCATCCATCTCCTCAAGGAGTTCGTCATCCTTAGCCTCGCTTATAGTTCCATTGACTCTACCGTTCAGCAATCTCAATTCCAATATCCTATATAATTTTTCGTTGTTCATCATTCACCCCATTATTTATTTACCAGTCTTATGAGATCTTTCATGCGTCTAAAATGTCCGGGGTCCCTTACCTCATAATCCCACCGCCTTTTATTTTTGTTCCAATATCTAATCACCACCATCCCATCAACAAAACCACGAACGTAAAAAACATCATCTATTACATCCATTTTTTTTATAAATTCGTAAACCTGCCCCGCTATAATATTGGACTTTTTAATCTCTTTTCTTCTATCTTTCAAAAGATCATCAAAAGCTGTGCGCATATTAACCTCCTTTTCAATCCGGTCTTAACCCGGGACTGCCTCGTTTTTTTCGTGGTCGGCTGCTCTGAACTCTGACCTCAGCGCCCACCCCAGGCCCGGCGCTGCTCATCAATTCCATCTGCTTCGCTCTACTCTCCAAGTCCGGAGTATACACGT